ATATTAATAACTTTTAATACACGATCCATTGTTAATCCTGTAAAACATAAATGAATCTACGGGGTATAGAACAGCCCTGAACAATACTTGTCATCACCAATACTGTTCAGGGGAAGCATCTTAGAATTTTAAGTTATCAATAGTTGAGTGATAACTTTGCTCTTCATTTTTTTTCTGTTCTAACTTTGAATTTACTTTTTCAAAGCGACCCTTTAACTCATCTACAAAAGATTGTAAGTTATCGATGGGGCAATTAAAATTGAGTAAATGTAATTCTTTATTCTCAAATTGGCAATTGGACGTAGTATAACTCATGTATCCATCGCTTCTGTAAGCCTCTGCCCACTCATCTGTAGGTGTTTCTGATAAAGTAAAAACCATCAACTTAAAAGTATTATTTTCTTTATCGTACAAAGATTGGTTTTTATCAAAACCAGTTATTACTATTTTATCGTTTGTCATTATTAGCAACCTTGTATGAAAATCCCATCAAGCATTATTGTTTAACCTGCCAACTATCCTACAACAACTAACAAGTACTTGATATCCTTCTCAGAATGGAAGTTCACCCTGATCACAAAACCAATCATCATCGTGTACTTCATGCATACGCCGTACAGCGTTAAGGTATGTCAGACCATCAAGTACTCTCTCTAACGGTTCGTCATAGAGCAGTACAAAGCAATCCCTTTCGATAACGCCCAGCCAGTACTGCCTGTACTGATTCTGGAAGAACACACGATCACCTATATGGTAATCCTCTAACGACGACCCCCAGTAACACACAGTAGCCCAGTACCCCAGATGTACAAACCGCTGTACTCCGCTGCTTATCGATGGATCAAATCCGTCTTTGTTCGCCATCTTATACCTCCCCTATTGATACTGTATGTTTGTACAGTATTGCAGACAGAAAGGATTAGTTCCAGACTGGCCTGAGTTAAAACAATAACACCGGGAAGTGTATGAGAATTGTACAGAAAATTGCAGACGACACCCTCGCATTTGAATCGTTGTCTGATGATGAAAGCATCAAACTTACACACAAAGCATTAGATGACATTTCGAACTTTGAACAAGGTTCGGAAGAAGCAACCGCTATACAAATGGGCAGGGCATGTTGCCTGTTATTGACTGTCGCAAAGGAGTTTATGAATGTTCAGTACTGGCAAACAGTACAGGAGCTTTATTCCGGCGTTAACCATACATTTTATAAAGATGAAATCGTAGCAATTCGTGATTACTATTTAGAACACATTATAGAACAACCTGTATCGCATTCTGCACAACGTTGATTAGCACAATGCAGGGATGCGTTTAATTAATTATTACTTCATACAGAGCGATACAGGCTCGTTTAAAAGGTACTCGGCAGGTACACTCCATCGGGAATGTTCGGCAGCCCGTGTATTTTCGACTGTGTACATTTTTTTAACATTCGCGTACCGCATACTACCGCCACTGATAAATACCAGTATAAGCAATCAAGTACTGAAGGAATCAGAATGGCAATTAACAGATATGAATATGGCAGACGATACGGGGTAAATGAAAGTACTGTCAGAGGATGGATCGATCGCGGTATGCCAGAAGATACCGATGCAGAAGCTACCGCCTGGATTGTAGAGAACGTGTTGAAACCGTTACGTGATACCGATACGAGAGAACAGATTGAAAAGGCGAGATTACGTAAGTTAATCGCAGAAGCAGAACAGGCCGAAACAGAATTAGATCGACAACGTGAACTACTAATACCCGCCGATGAAGTACATAAAGAACTAACCGCATTTTTCAAAACCTTTCGTGATTATTTCCGTACTCTTCCAAATAAGATTCAGCACGAAGTATTTGAACAAGACTCAGCATTAAAAGTTAAGCGAGTACTACAACAGCGAATCGATGAATTACTAACTGAAATCGGAGAAATGAAATACGAACAAGGCAAGGACGAACAAGGCAAGGAAGGAACGGATGCCGAAAATGAAAACGAACAGAATAATAAAAATACTTAAACGTGCTATCCAAATATTAAAACCACCTCAGAAATATAAACCCTCAGAATGGACAGAGAGATATTTAGTACTACCGGATGGTGCATCAGCCGGACAGAAGTTAAAGCTATATTCATTTCAGAAAGAAATGTTAGATATTATCGATGATGATCGATACCGCAAAGTTGTTTATAAAACCAGTGCTCAAATCGCCAAAACTACATTACTTAATAGTGCTGTATTTTACTGGATGGCTACTGATTCCAGCAATATAGGTATTGCACAGAGTTCATTATCAGAGCTAAAGCAATGGAAGTCAGCTAAAATTGATAAAACAATTGAACAGGTGCCAGTACTATCAGCGTTAGTTACCGATAAAAACGACAAAACGAAAGCAAATAATCAACAGCAGACCGAATTAAAAGACGGTAGTTTCTTGTACTTTATGACTTTAGGATCTGCGAAAGCATTACGAGGTAAAACGCTTAAACGAATAGTACTTGATGAAGTATCGGCAATTGATCAGAACTCAGAAGAGGGGAATCCGATACGTCTTGCTGAACAACGTGCAACTGATTTCGGACAGGAAGCCAAAATACTTATTTCAAGTACTCCAACATTTTCCGGTGATGCAATCGATGTTGAATACCATAACAGCGATCAACGTGAGTACTTTGTAAAATGTATTCACTGCCAGCATGAACATACTTTGAAGTGGGAGAATGTACGCTTTGAGTGGAAGAAGAACGGCAAACGTAATATTCCAGATTCCAGTACTGCAAAGTTACATTGTCCAGCATGTCAGGAAGAGATATCCGAATCTCAGCGTATAAAGATGGTAACTGATGGACGGTGGATCGCACAGAACCCAGAAGTTACCGATACAGCAGGATTCTTTATTAATCGTCTATACAGTCCTAAAAGTACTATTCAGGCTATCGCAAAAGAATTTGAAATGGCATGGTACGAGTATAATTACCAGTCTTTTTACAATACTGTTTTAGGTTTACATTATTCAGACTTACAAGAAGAAATCGATGATTTAGCATTAGAAAATCTACGTGATGATACTTTTGATTTACATAATATACCTGATGATTGTCTCGCTTTGGTATGTGGTGCAGATCAGCAGCTTGATAGGATTGAAGTTACAGTATTAGGATTTAACGAAACAGAAGTATATGTACTGGGTCATCGAATATTCTACAGTCCTAACTGTGAGATCAAGGGTGCTAAAGCCTATACCGACCTTGCAGCATTCTGTAATCAGAAGTTCAAGACAGTATCCGGGCGTGAAGTACCAGTACTTAAAGTTGCTGTTGACGGTGGTAACGGTAGAGCAATGCAGACGGTACATAGTTTCTGTCAGCAGTACAAAAAGTTTGAAATGACCAAAGGCTCATCCAGTACTACAGGTGACTTGTTTAAACGTAGTACTACTGATGGTAGGCAGTTCTACATGCTCAATGTTCATGAAGGTAAGACCTGGGTACGAAGCCTACTTAACAACGCTGTAGCAAGTAAAACAGATGCACCGTTAACGATACGTTTTGCACATGATCTACCTGATGACTACTTTGATCAGCTCACATCTGAGAATTTAGAACGTACTGGTTCGGGTGTTCGATGGAAGCAGATCACAGGACGAAGGAACGAGGCGTTAGATACATTAGTCTATTCATTATGCATGATGAAACTGGCACTCAGTAAATTAGGGGGGTTACCTTTTAAGAAATTGCGAGAGTACCGAAGTACTAAACGACAAGAAATAGAACCAGATAATATACCTGTCGAACAACCTACCGAAACCAGAAATAAAAGTACTAAATATACTAAACCAATTAACAAAACCAGTATCGGTAAATCATGGTTCGGATAGGGATAAATAAAAATGAAAGAAACAATCTATATCGGTGAAGTTCTCAATGAAGTACTACAGCCTAATATGACAATTAAAATCGGGAATAGTACTAATACGTTATTCACGCACAGTACGCAGGATGAAACTGAATCAGTAGCTATTGATACCTCAGAATGGCAATCAGGCTATTACTCAGTTGTATATAACAACAAAGGTGAATTAACGATTACTTCTTTAACCGTCATTGATCCAATGGTACAGACCGACAGATTAACAGAACTTCAAACACAATTAGATGATATAAATATCATTATTACTGCACGTATTAACGGTGATACCCATACGTTAACCATCAATAATAAGACCTTAATGAAAGAAGATCTTAACACTTTGATTAATCTCAAAAACAATATCACTAAACAGGTAAATGACCTGAAACGTAAACTAACTAAGGGCAATACAGGCTTTTTTAAAAGTACTATTCATTGCCGCTAATAACAGGAGATCACAAGGATGTGGCCTTTTAATAAACGGCAAATAGAACAACAGCCTGAACTACCGAAGAAACAACCCCAGCAGGCACGTAGGTATCAAACCACTAATACAGAGTTTAAAGCTAACACACGTTCACTTACCGGATTGCCCAACAAGATTTTAGGATCTTACGGTACTGGTGTTCAGAACGTTAACATCAATGCAGTACTACGCCAGTCACTAACCGGGTTACGTGATGCAAGCCGTTCCCTGGTACTACAGAATCCGTATGCACGTCAGTACGTATCACTGAGTTCTGGCACAGTGGTAGGGGCAGACGGTATCACCGTTCGGCCTTCACCAATTGGCCTCGATGGTCAAACTGATCCAGTACTGGCAGATCGTTTAGAGAAACGCTTCTATGAGTGGGCTTCAGATGCTAACCGATTCAGTGCTGACGGTACTATCAGCTTTGATACCTTCCAGGCTCTTGTAGAACGTTCAAGAGCTACAGATGGTGAATGTTTCGTTCGACTACATAGCGATGGTGATGAACTACAGGTATCTATCATCGATGCAGCACGTATACCCAGTACTAAGAACGAACTTCTAAAAGATGGTGCATACATCAGTAATGGTATTGAGCGTGATAAACACGGTCGGGTATTGGCCTATCATGTGGCAGATATCAATCCCTTGAATTACACCATCCAGACTAACAGTACTCAACGTGTACCAGCCAGTGAAGTACTTCATTATTTCCTTCCAGAGTTCGCAGGCGGTCAAGAAAGAGGATTCCCTGATTGTATCGCTGTAATCAAAACTCTTGATGACTTCAATAGCTACAACGAAGCGACTGTACTCCAGAAGAAGATCGCAAGTTCAGCTATGGGATTCATTACCAATAGCGATAACACGCAAGAAGAACTATTAGATGGTGAGAACCCAGATCGTGAGTATGTCGAGTACTTTGAACCAGGGAGTATCAAAGAACTTGCCCCCGGCCAGCAGATCCAGACTCTTAACCCACAGGCAGGTACAGACAAGATTACAGAGTTCTATGATGCTGTTCTAACGACTATCAGTACTGGTCTGGGTATTCCGAAACAATCACTGATTTCTGATACAAGTTCTGCAAGTTATTCAGCAAGTAAATTAGCTGATCGTATGTCACGTGAAGGATTCAAAACACGCTCTAATTTACTCATCAGTAAAGTACTCAAACCTATCTACCGTGAATTTATTAAAAGGATCATGGTGACTGAACTTAATAACCTAAGTTTCACTAATTTTGAAAATATCGCCAATGTGAACTTTATAACAGTACGTCAGATATCACTTGATCCCAATAAAGATGCACAGTACGAGCAAGTACTATTAGAAATGGGCGTTAAATCGAAGTCTCAAATAATCCGTGATTTAGGCATGGAGCCTCAGCATGTATTTGAAGAACTTAAACGAGAAGCGGAGATAAATAAAAAAGAAGATAAAAACGAACAAGGAAGTTCAAATAATGAAATTCAACAAAAACCAGAAACGGGAGATGACGTTAACGAGTGACGTACTTTCCGATACAAACAATCGTACTGTATCCCTTGCATTTAGTTCGGAAAATCCAGTTGTACGTAATATTGGTGGGCAGGAATATAGCGAAATTCTTTTGCATAATCCTGAGAATATTAGTCTTGAACGTCTGCAAAATAAAGCCGCACTACTATTCAACCATGATTTCGATAATCACATTGGTGTAATTGAATCTGCATCGATCGATTCTGATCATATTGGGCGGGCATTAGTACGTTTTAGCTCAGTAGGTATTGGTGCTGAAAAATATGAAATGGTACGTGAAGGTACTTTAAGCAAAGTTTCAGTAGGTTATTCCATTCTTGATTATCGAATTGAAGGCGACAACCTGTTAGTTACCAAATGGGAACCTTACGAAATCAGTATGGTTTCAGTACCGGCAGATGATCAAGTAGGTGTAGGCCGCTCACTCGAAGAAGAAAAAGATGAATCAGAACACGATCAAACAAGTACTGAAATTACTGGTGATGGTACTGAACCTACTACCGAAGAAATTCAAGTTACCGAACGGGAAGAAGCCGAACGAGCACAAGAACCAGAAGAAGTACACGAAACAGATTCAATAAATAATACAGAACAAAAAGATTCTAATTCTGAACCAGAACAGGAAGTTCAGGCAGAGGATGAATCTGACGAAAAAACACGAATTGCAGAAATTAAGGCAATTTCTCGTACTTTCAATATTAATGCTGAAATTACTGATTCAGCAATCAGTACTGGCATAAGCATTGATGCTTTCAAACGCCAGGTAATGAACAAACAAACTATTATCAAGGAAGATAAAAAAATGGAATTTTCTCTTAATTCTCTAATCCGTTCTATTATGGATGGTGATAAAACAGGCATTGAATATGGTAACAAGGGTGTTATTGTACGTGATGCTGATTTTGTTAATGCAGTTCGTGCTGGTGTAACTACTACCACTGCAAAAGATGTAATTCGCACTGATGTACTTTACGGTTCATTCATTGATGTACTACGTGCTGAATCAGTACTAAAGAATTTCCCAGTACAAATGTATACCGGGCTAACTTCTGAAATTGCTCTACCAAAGCTATCTGGTGATTTTACCGCTGGTTTCGGTTTTATTTCTGAAAATGGCGTATCACCAGAAGTTGATGCTAATTTTGAATCAGTAGTAATGAAGCCAAAAACCTTCACTGGTTCTGTACCACTAAGCCGCAGCGTAGTTAAGTCTTGTCCTCAGATTGAACAAATCGTTACCCAGGCAATCGTTGCAGGTTCTGCCGAACGTCTTGAAACCCTAATCATGCAGGGTATCGTTGCAGCAGCACAGGCCGCTGGTAAAGTACAAACCGTAGATGCATACGATTATGCAACTATCGTTGCCGCTCAGGGTGCATTAGGTGATGAAGGTGTACCGTTCAGCTCTATCAGTGCTGTTATGAGTCCACAAACCAAAGCGACTCTACGTGCAACCCTACGCGGTACTAATACCGCAGCCGTTTATCTCTTCGATGATGGCGATCTATGCGGTGTACCTGCTTATGACTCTAAAGTACTTGCAGGCCAGGATTTCATTATTCTCGGTGATTTCTCCAAAGTAGCGATTGCACAATGGGGTGATGCACTTGAGTTAGATATGGACGATACCACAAACCGTAATCGCGGTTCTGTTATCGCTCGCGTATGGGCAGATCTCGATTTTGTACTTACCAATCCAGAAGCATTCCGCGTAATTAAACTGGCTTAATGTTATGAGAACATTCAAATCAAATGATATGGATGTTCTGCTTGATAGTTTTGGTCAACAATTAGTACTCGATAATGGCAGTTCCATTACTGTCATTTTCGAACAGTCCGAAATAGCAATTCAAACAACCGAAGGACTTATACAAACCACAGAAAATTATTTTACATGTCGAATTGATCAAATCACCTATGATGATACTTTTGTACTGAATATTGTTCGGTACGAAATTTATAACATCATTGATGATCTGTCAGGTTTATGTAACGTTTACTATAGAGAGGTCTGATTACATGAATATTTCAATAATTAAAAATCATGTGTCAGACCTTTTTGTTTCTGTAGGTCTTAAAGTACGTAAAGCTAACAAAACTAATATACAGACATCCGGCGATTACATTCTGATGATCAGCAACGTAACCGAACAGTACGAACAAATGGATTACAGTACACGTCATTCAGTCATTTTAACGATGGACGTATTAGTAACGTCACAGAGTGAATCTAATGCACAAACGATAATGGATAAAGTACATTCAGTATTATTCAGTACTGATTTAATTACTGGCCTGTTAGATAAAGGGGTAAATGTAAGTTCACTTAAATTACTCTCATTCGTCGATGATACCGATCCCGATACAGCTATAAATACCATTATGACAACGTGCCAGATTACTTACATTGCACGTCAACCTAATGGAGAATAATAACAATGGCAGGGATAATGCTCGGCAACAGGACGTTGCTATCTTACAGTACCGATCTGAATAATACATATCCAACATCAATCTATACTAATATTGATAATCTGGCAGCATTCCCAGAAGTCAAAATAAACAGTACCACACAAACAATCGAAACATATGATCAGGAATTTACAAGTATCATTACTGGTGGTCTTAAAATCAGTAATGTCAGCATTGTAGTAAATTATGAGCCAACTAATACAGGTCATATGTTCCTCAGCAATGCATATGCTGCGAATCGTTCATTTCAGTTAAAGTTCAGTCTTTATGAAAGTCAGACATCACTACGCCAGAACTATATTATTTTGAATGGTCGTATTACTGCACAAAAAGATGACGCTGATATTAATAAAGTATACGGGCGTACCTGGACTTTTACGCCTGATTCTATAGTCCGTCAGGGAACGATTGATGACCAGATCCCATTAGTACTGGGTAATTTTGGGGTAGGGGCTGATGGTATTACCGTACCGCATTATGAATCAGACGGTGGTAACTCATTCATTAAAGTACCAGCAACAAGCACGATGAATCCTGGCGGTGTTGATCTACTGGGCGTTGGCCTTGTAGATGGTGGCGGTATGAGTAAAGCACAGATGGTCGTTACCGAATCAGGTACACCACGCCTGTACATTAAGAATACCGATAGTACCGTATACGATCAGGTATACAGCACAGCCAATAAACCAGTACTTAACGCAGGTGCAACACAGGGTGTTCAGGGTACATTGCCTATCAGTTCTGGCGGTACTGGGGCAACCGTAGCCGCTACAGCGTTGAGTAACCTGAACGGCCTACCAAAGACAGGCGGTACTTTAACAGGTGCTCTTACAGGTACAGCTTTAACGCTATCCAGTACCTTATCTGTTACTGGCGTAGCGACAGTAAACAACACAATTAACCAGGACGGTGTAGCAGCAGCTACATACGGCCATACATCACTATCCACAGCCGCAGCAGGTACTAAATCATATTTGCGTAAAATGCGTGGTGGCAATGGGGATACCATCTTTCATGAAACCGTACAGTCAGGTAACTACCGCCTTGCTACCGGGGCGAGTACCGACAGTTCTGATGCACTGACATTATCCAGTACTGGCAACTTAACGATTACTGGTGGTCTTAACGCTTCATCTGCAACGTTGAGTACTGCATTACCGATCAGCTCTGGCGGTACTGCTGCAAGTACTGCAATCACTGCATTACAGAATCTAAACGGCGTACCGCAAACCACTACTGTGAACGGTAAAGCTTTAACCGGTAATATTGTATTAGCACAGGCAGACATTGCAGGTACTGTACCGACAAGCCGTACTGTGAATGGTAAGGCATTGACGGGTAATATTGTATTAGCACAAGCGGATATCTCAGGAACAGTACCAACATCACTAACCATTAATGGCAAACCTTTAACAGGTAATGTAGTTCTTTCAAATAATGATATTTCTGGTTTTGGTAATTCAAGTAATTACGATATCGGTACATCAGGTGCTAATGTTCCGCTATTGAGTAATAGTAACGTATGGATTGCATCTCAAACTCTTGAAGGCGGTCTGAGTGTTGGTCCTTCACGTACAGGGTCAGTAGGAATTGAATTAGGAAGTTTAACAACCGCAGGTACTGCATTTCTTGATTTTCATTGTTCTGGTTTTAATAATGATTACGATGCAAGGATAAGTGCGACAGGTGGTACTTCTGGAAGCTCAAATCAGGGAACCCTAACGCTATCAGGCAGTAAATTGCAGTTTAATGGTACTCCATCATTCAATACCGCAATTCCTGTCACAAGCGGTGGTACAGGTAGTTCCTCGGTATCAGGGGCGTTAACTAACTTAGGTGCAGTGAGTACCGCAAGGAAGGTAAATGGATATGCTTTAACTTCTGATATTGTATTAAATGCTGATGATGTTAGTGCACTACCTTCTCGTGGTCTTATTC